ATGAAGGCTTTCTACCCATGATACCATCACCAAAGCTAATCTTATACAGCTTATTACGATCCGGTTCTATAAAAAATACTTTAGATATCGCATTGACGGTATTCAAATCATTAGCGACAATATATGTCTCTGTATTTCCTGCTGTAGTGACTGCAACAGTTATGCTTGATGTATCAGTATTAGCATTTGGTAATACAAATGAAGTATTAGCTGCTGAAAATAGAAAACGATGAGTTAGAGGTGTGCCTTCGGTAATGTTTATATAACCACGGAATCCGTTAGTTGAATTTGCATATATGGCATAAGCTTGAGGCGTCACAAATGTATAAGATATACCATTTACTGATGCAGTAAATTGAGTATCTTTAGCAACAGATATTGTTCTGAAAGTAGAATTGGCAGGAACAGTAAAAGATACTAGAACATTAGCTGTTGGGCCTATAGCGGATGTTGGTAGATAACCTAACATTTTTGCCCGCGAAGCTACATTCTCATAGATTTGAGCTGTATCAAGAAATCCTTCATTAGCTGCCATATTTGCATAAAATGCATTGTAATATGTGTTATATGCCAGCAAATCAAGTAACGTACCAATAGCAGAATCTTCAAAATCAAAGTCTGCAAAATCAGGTTTGCCTGCTAAGAAATTACGAAGATTTAGCCTGATTGTATCAAAATCAAGGCCCGTGACGGTGATCGCGCTATTTGCAGCCATTATCGTAGAGCCTCTAGGGTAAAGTTTAGATTGATTGGTGTTTGACCATTGATAGGTCTAAAGACCACATTAACTTGAAGTGAATTGAGATCAGCATTTATTATACTTGATACAGATAATATCTCAATTCTTTCATCATATGTTCTAACCGCATTTCTTATATCAAAATTTATGATACCATCTAATGTCGGATGTGTTAATTCAAATAAATTTTGTCTAACATCAGAACCAAGAAATGGTCTAAAGGGCCTTTCACCTTTGTCTGTCAATAAAAGACATTTTAATGCCTGTTTCAAAGATTCAGAATTTTTACGAATTATCAATTTTCCAGTTGCCGGATGCATTTTCATATTCAAATCAAAATCTTTAAATACTGGCGTTTTTATTGCGCTGGCCATATATTATCTCCGTTTGCGCCATATTTATTAGCTGGCGGCGGCCGCTTGCTGAGATTGCGCTGAAGTATTCTGTGTGACACTTGGACTTGGCGCGGATGGTGTGCTGGTTGGTGTAGGACCTTGGGCTGCCACAGTATTAGAAGGGGCGCCGGATGGAGTAACAGAACATATACCTAGTCCAGTAAGTAATCGATCTATTAATGCACGGAGATTTAAATTAGGAAATAGTGTTTGCATATTAATCCATTGTGCTAAAAATCTAACTGGATCATTAAGAAATTGTAAAAGTTGATGCAATTCAGTCGCTAATCTATTAGCTTCTGCTTGTATAGGGCCTATAACAGTGCTAACCGCTACATTGATAGCTTGATTAACCTGACGTTCTATCTCATTTGGTAATGATGCTAATGACTGTATTGCTGTATTAAGTGTCGCTGAAGCTTGATTTAATTGATTTGAAATTTCAGCTAATGCACCAGAAGCGCAATTTGGTGCAGACCCTGGTACTGAATATCCCGCAGCAGTTAATTGACGAAATGCTGCGGCAGCTATGGCAGCTGTGGCCGCAGCGGCCGCTGCGGTTCTAGTTCCGCTCATATCATATTACCTATTATTTTTGTTTTATTCATGGGTTTAGATCCACTCTCGATCCTTTGACTGTGGTCGGGCCTATAGAATTGACTGTCACTGTTGATTTACCTGCTAATGTCATATCTGTACCAGCGCCAACTTCCATAGATGTTCCTGCTAAATGTGTTGTCTTACCTGAAGTTGCAACAAGTTGATCACCTTTGATTATTTCGGTAATATTTCCATCAATCGTTTTTTGTATCATATCACCATAAGTTTCTATAGTTGTTGAACCAACTATTCTATTTCTAAATCCACCTACAGTCTTTGAATCATTTGTATTGATCTGTGTGACCTCTGATCCTAAAATTTCTGTACTACGATTACCTTCTATCTTAGAAATCATATCTCCTTTGACGCTAAGATGATAATTACCTAATACCTCATGTATCATATTACCATCAACTCTTAATCTTGCATCACCAGATATTGTTACACTACAAGATCCAAATATCATAACCTTTTTATCTCTAACTACAATTTCATAATCATCACCAATTATTCTAGTCGTTCTAGTTCCATCATCAGTAATTTCACGATTAGTACCTGATGCATGATATTCATGTATTCGTCTAGCCCCGATAGTATCATCTATCTCAAAAATATGGCCCGATTCTGTAGTTCTAGTATGATTATATGGATATAACGGAGGTATTGATACCCCCTGAATTTCTGGTTGATTCCAGGTTGGTGTTTCATAGGTAGATTCGACATCATCAGGTGAAACTGATGTAGTTTTTCTGATTGCAGCTTCTGGTATATCAGTTACTCTAGTTGATATACGATCTTTAGTATTTGGATGATCTAGATATGCATCACCACCCAGAGATAATAATGAAGTATCAGGTGTACCTTTTTCTAAAGGATATACACCATAAGGATCATTGAAACCCTCATCAGAATCAACATCATCACCAGGGACTCCATGAAATGAACCAAGTATCATTGGTGTTTGGGCGCGTCTACCATCCATAAAAAATCCTATAACCCAAGATCCCTCAGATAATCCTGTAGGAGAATTACCAACGCCACTAGTTGATGCAGAATTGACAGGTACCAAAACCTGTGCCCACGGTAAAGTTGAAGTTGGAAGCTTTACTTTATCTTCAGTATGCCACCCAAAACATCTTACACGAACACGACCAATCTTTAGTGGATCGGCCCTATCTTCAACTATACCAACAAACCAAATGAAACCGTTTATACCAAGCCAATCTTTATCACGAATCGGCATTACTGCCTCCCATCCACAGGTTGAGAATAAGCATCTTTGGCACATTCAATAGCAGTAACATAAGATAACCCTCCAGGCCCAAATCTATGACAAAGAGCAGTTATAAGATATTTACCTCCAGTAAACCCATCCATTTGTCTTTCTGATAAGAAAGATTCCCCGCTTGTAGGAATTTGAATATAAATTGTATCACCCACAGATAAGCTTGAATCACCATGAACTAATATTTTTGTGATATTTGATGTTATATCACCCTTTGATGAAGTTTCACGCGCCAAAAAATCTTGTCGTCTGCGAAATGTATTTTGCGAATCTGGATCATATTCTGTAACATAAGGTATGCTTCCTTGATATGAATTAGATACAATAAATTTCTCTCGGGAGGGAATTTCACCAAATCTCTGAGATGTTTCAGGTGATAATCTAGGATGCTGGCCTGATCTGTCTATTGCTGAAAAATCTCTATTATAAAGATAATCTGACCTACGAAATCTTTTAGCAATAGGGTCTAGGGTAAGAACTTGTGTTGCAAACTGGCCAGTCAATACACCAGACATTAAATCAAAACCAATAGGTTCTTCTAAAGCACTTATTCTATTTCTATCTAAACGACTATCACCAGGTATTCTATCTTGAAGATAATAGTAAATCTTTTTGACAGGTTGACGCATTAAATATTGAAAAGATGCAAATTTATAACCCTTAGAAGTTTCAAAAAAGAAATAATTTGAACTACTACGTCTATCAGCAGATTTAGCCTCATCTGCTAAATGATTTAATGCAGCAAATGGGCTAATTCTCGCAAAAGTTGTAGTATATTGACCTTCTGTAGGTTCTATAGTAATAAGTTTTTTATTTGAAATTTTTTGAATATGATTTTGAAATATTTCATTAACTATAGAATCTATTTTTTTGTTTTTATATGATGTTTCTACTACTTCATAACTATCTTTTAACATTTCTGGAGTAGAAAGAAAGAGATCGTAAATATCTACGGATTGTTGTATTCTATTTAATCCTGACAATTTATAAATCTGCATTCTACCAGAGATTCTATTTGATTCAGGTTCGCTATCTGATAAAGAAAATCTTACATTTTCTCCACCTATAATTGGAAGACTAGTTTTTAATGTTACACCATCTGCAATCGATATTGACATTGAAGCAGATGGTGAATCCATGCTTTCATAATAGCTTATCTCTGTAAAGATATTCTTAAAATCAAGAATAATCCTAGAAGATGTTGATTCAATGGATAGCTCATGAATTAAGCCAGAGCCTGATACGGGTTGTGTCATCTATACAGATTTCTAAAAAGTTCAATTATACCGGGTGCTTGATTTGGATCTATTATTGATATATTTCTTCGTTTATCATTTAATGTTGTCTCATGATCAAATTTAGATATTAATCTTCTTGATGATGGTGATAGTGAAGTATATGTTGTTTGATCAACAATCAAACTATGCTCAGGTATAATTATTGTTTCACCATCATTATTTGTATATGTTGTTCTCTGTCTAATTATTTGTTCATATCTATGAATTTCGGCCATTGCTGCTGATATACTACCATATTTTTTTCTAATATAATCATTAAGTTGATTAGTTGACAAAGGCCATTGATAATATGGATCTAATATTTCATTAGGAAGCAATATTAACCAATCTAACATCGAATCACCATATAAAGCAAAAGCAACCAAATCAGGACGTTCACCATCAGCAATATCATATGTAAAAAATGATAATAAATTTCTTTTATAAAAATCACGAAGTATAAATCTACGGGTCACATCAGTGGCCTGTACCAAATTTGGTAATAGGGGTAAATTATATGATATTGAAGGGAAATTTGAGAAATATGAAGTTGCCATATATCACCTATTATATTCTTCTATTTGATCTTTTGTGACAATATCGGTTTCTCTTAGCTGCATAGTTACAACAATTTGTGATGGCATCAAGGGTAATTCAGGATTATCTAATGATTTAACATATGCTGGAAAATTAAGCGGTTGATAATCGACTGTCATTGATTCCATAACACACTCACCTATAGTAAATAATCTTCTTTCTATTGCGCCAATACCATTCAAAAGCGCGCGGGAAGGTGTTGCATGAACTTTATCTGCTTGTGACATTTCTATCTCAAATACATCAGGATATTCAAAAAATGCTCTAGAAGCTGTACCAAATTCTCTAAGACCACCAGCTGCTCCTGCTCCAAATTCGGGTGCACCTAAACCTGAAGAAATTTCTTCTGTAAATTCGGGTAGCTTTCCTACACCATATTTTGGATGCATAGCGCGTTTTAAAAGATATATGATTCTCAAAAGTTTTTTAGCCTCGCGGGCATTTCTAGGAGAAAGACTAAATGTGAATGTGTGACTTCTATGCTTTACTCCAGTGAAAAGTATTACCCTATGTGGATTTGCTACAACCCCCGTAAGATTAGCAAGAACAGCATTAACTTGATTTCCAGCATTTCTAGCCAAAGAACCACCAACAAATGCACCTGCAGCACCAATCATATTACCTGCTTGTCCCGAACTGGTTCCCTGTAATGTTTGTAAAATTGAATTTATAGCATTTTGGGTACCTTGCATCATTTGTGATATAGTTTGGCCAGCAGACTGACCCGTTACCGTTTGGGCTAGCTGTCTTAATTCATTTGATACAGCACCAGCTTGCTGTGGTGTTGCTAAACTGGCAGCATGAGCCACAAGCTCACCTAAAGCGGTTAAATTTGGATCAGCATATTCCATATTATAACCAACAGATAATTGTGCAGGCATAGGTAAAGTAATAGCAGCAATTCTTTGTACACCTTGTTCTGGTCTAATACCAAATATAGGTCTGTCTGATGCAAGTGTTGATGTTCTAGTAATTCTTACAAATTTTTTTATAAGAAATGATATATGATGATCTATATTTGAATAATCTTCAGGAAAATATATTCGTTCTCCAAAATTACCCAAGCGAAACCGACCAGGTGCCGATTCACCAGAATATCGAAGTAAAGGGCCCCTACCTACTAATCCACCTAAATTAAATCCGTAAGTACCTGACATATACAAACCCTATCTTAATGATTGTTTATTTATGCCATACATAAGAGGTGGCATACAAAGGCAAATATCAACCTATAAACCCTAAGAAATATCGTGGAGACCCATCGAACATCATATTTCGTTCGCTATGGGAACGTAGAATCATGGTCGAATTTGATAAAAACCCAAATGTAATTGAATGGGGTTCTGAAGAGGTCATAGTACCATATAGATCACCTATAGATGGAAAAATGCATAGATATTTTCCTGATTTTGTTGTTAAGATGATTGATAAAGCAGGAAAAATAACTATCAAAATGATAGAAGTGAAACCTGCCGCGCAGACCATTGCACCAGCACCTCATGACGGTAAGAGAAGGCCATCTGCAAAGTATTTGACTGAGGTTGCCAGATATGGGATAAATAGCGCAAAATGGAAAGCTGCTCGCGAATTTTGTGCTGATAGAAAC